CTTGCCCTTTTTAGGGCGTGAGTGTTGACCATTTCCTTGTGTGGTCCGTTTTGGTTTACCGACAACAAATGTTTGGCCGTTAAGCGACTTCGCCATTAGTAGCCGTCAGTGGACTCCAGGTTGCGGTATTTATTCGCCAGTCCAGTAAACAAACCATGCTGAGGATGACTGATCATGTCGCGACCATCAAGGAAGAACAGCTCTTCGAGCCACAGCGTTCTAGCCGCCATAGCCTGTACGTCTTCCGCACCAGGCTTAGCAGCGATCATCGGATCGGGACGTTGCATCAAGAACCAGCGGTGATGGCAGCGTTCAGAGGTACAAGATCCTGAGCAGCAGTCCAGTAGTCCTTAGCGACCATGATCTGCAGGTGCTCGACGTTGCGGGCAACAGTTGCAGTCTGTTCGTCGTCACGGCTGTCCAGTGCCATCAGGTCAGTGATGAGCGTGACTGAATCCAAAGCGGCATCGTAATGAGCCTGGATCTGTTCAGCAGTCAGAGTTTCGTCGGGCATTGTTCTGTAAAAGTGAGAGGTCAGATGCCTGCAGCATCAAGTCTAGCTTTGAGTGCAGTATTTTCTGCCGACAGTTCTTTGACGGCATTGATCAGAACTGGAACGATGCGATCGTATTTAACACCATAAGACTTTTCATCCTCAGTCAGATTAGTAAGTAGCTGCGAATCGCGATTAGTTGAGTAACCGTCCGCAGTTTCAATCTCAAGAACATCCTGAGCCAACAGGCCAAGGTTGATGCGTTGACGCTTGCGGCTGCCATCAGGCGTAACTGATGTGATGTCACCATTAGGGTCGTCAAGATACCAAGAGCGGCGATCCCATCGGTAGGTGACGGGCTGCATTTGGTTGATCCAATCCAGGCCGTGCGTGAAATTTGTAATGTCAGTTTTGTCGCGCTTGTCAGACGACGAAATCGTTGTGTCAGCGCAGAAAATGTGGTTGATATCGTTATCGCCTAAGCAAACTTGGTTGCTGCCGTTGACAATCTGACCCGATGGTGAGTTTGATCGGCCTGCACTGACGCCGAGAAGCAAATTATTAGAACCTGTTACTAAGTCAAGACCAGCATTGACACCAACAGCAGTATTTTCAGTGCCAGACGTACATGCTCTTAGGCAAGCTTCGCCAACAGCGGTATTAGAACCTGCAGTGTTGTCCCGAAGAGCGTCTGTGCCAACAGCTGTGCAATTAACAGAGGTAGTGCTTGAACCAAGGGCGTTATAGCCAACAGCAGTGTTGTTCTGGCCAGTGGTATTTGCATCAAGAGTGTTTGTACCAACTGCAACGTTGTTATTGCCAGTGGTGTTCAAAAGCAGGGCGTCAGACCCAACCGCAGTGTTATGGTCTGCAGTGGTATTTTCACCCAACGCACCAACACCAACAGCAGTGTTTTTATCACCAGTGGTATTTGCATCAAGTGAAGAGGTTCCAACAGCGGTGTTGTTAAAGCCCTCGGTGTTTGCGCTTAATGAGTTATAGCCAACAGCGGTGTTATTATTTGCAGTAGTATTCGCATCAAGAGCAAGCGAACCAACAGCAGTGTTCTGCGTGCCAGTGGTGTTTGACCCAAGAGCGTCTTTACCAATTCCAGTATTGTTGCTTGCTGTAGTATTTGCAGTCAGCGCAGCTTTGCCAATCGCAGTGTTGCTAGCGCCAGAAGTGTTATTGGTAAGTGCGTTATATCCGACAGCAACGTTATCGTGTGCAGTGTTTGTGGCATCAAGCGTAAATTGGCCAACAGCAGTGTTTCTTGTGCCAGTGGTATTGCCTGACATTGCTTTGTAGCCAACAGCGCAGTTGTTATCGGCAGTGGCAGAACTTAAAGCATCATGTCCAACCGCAACATTCTGAGATTGCGTTGTGTTTGATGCCAAGGCTGATTGACCAATAGCAACGTTTCGGATGCCGGTAGTAGTATTGTTAGCGGCATTTTGCCCAACGGCAATGTTGCTAGAGCCAGTGGTATTTTCATCAAGAGCATTGGCACCAACGGCAGTATTGTTTGAACCAGTGTTGTTAGTTAAAGCTTCATACCCGATAGCAGTAGTGTTAATTCCAGTTGTAATTGACTTAAGAGCACTTGTGCCAACAGCAGTGTTTCGCGCGCCAGTAGTGTTAGATTCCAGCGCACTTTTGCCGACAGCGGTGTTATCACTTGCAGTAGTGTTTAACGCTAAAGCATCTTTGCCGAGTGCAGTATTGCTGCTGCCTGTAGTGTTTGCACTCAAAGAGCCTTGGCCCATTGCGACGTTAGAGCCTCCCTCGGTATTTGCGTCTAAACATTGATTACCCACCGCTGTGTTGCTACCGCCAGTGGTGTTTTCACTCATACAGTTATCACCGACCGCTGTATTAGCTGTGCCTCCAGTGTTTGCATCCAGAGCGTTTCTACCGACAACAGTATTTGTTTCTTGGTCGCCAGCTCCACGACCAACCGTGATGCTGTTGACAATCGCATCAATGACCGACAGAGAGCCGCCCGTCGTGGTCCCAACCTCCAGCCAAGCATCGTTTGAGCTATTCCTGAGCTTGATCTTGTTGGTGTTGGTGTCAACCCAGATTTGATATGCGTAGGTCGTCCCAGGCTCAGAGCTAGAGCTGTTCTGGCTGACGATTGCCGCTAGGGCATTGTTCAAATCAGAACGGACTGCCGCACCCGTGCCGTTTGCAATCACATAGTCGTGGGTTGCCATGCCTGAGCCCGTTTTCTACAACAGTGCCTTTATGTTAAACCGCCTTGCCATAGCCCACAGCCGCATAGGTGAAGTTCCTGTTCACATTGGCGTCACTGCTGTTCAAGATGTCCACGTCAAAGCCGGTGGCACTGACATTGCTGACGTTCAGCCGCTCGCCGTCGCCAAGGTTCTGAACCGTGACTGCAACGCTCGGCAGATAAGCGTTTGTACCACCAAGCGATGCTGTGCCCGTGAAGAATGCTTTGTCAAAGGTCACGCTTTTAGTGCTAGTGCCTGAGGCGATGGTGCCGTTGCTGTTTTCTTGACGACGCTGGAACGTCGCTTCGTAGCCCAGCTCGTCAATCAGAATGTTCTGCGCAATATCGGAGCTGTTCAGCTCTGCTTTGAACTGGAACGCCCTAGCTTCAAACGTTCCAGAAATAAACTCCTGCCATGCGCCGTAAGTCGGAGAACCTGACGGATCATCGTTGGTGCTTCTGAAGTAGAGCTTGGCGTTCACTGCGTCAGCTTCTGTACCGTCAAAATCGTTCCAGGTGTCAACGTTGGCTGTGCGGGAGTCAATCAGATCATTGGGGAAGAAAGCTCTAGTAACGAATCGGCGCTGAATATCCAGCGAGAATCGTGCGCCAAGATCAAGGGCATTTACAAACTGATATTCAGCAGAAGACAGAATGTCACCAAGCGTGTCAAGAGAGCTGATGTCGTCAAAATCCGTCTGATCATCTAACTCTTCGTCACCGTCAATAATCAGCGCGTCTAGGCCTTCGTCATAGAAACAATCGGTCTTGGTCCCCTGGAACGGTGGACTGTCTAGGTCTTCCCTGCGGGTTTCGACTGCAAGCCGTCCCAGAGTGTCTGGGAACTGCATGATCACGCTGGTGGCGTTCGTGCTTTTGTTGCCAAGGTCATCCTCAAACTTGGCAAATATCTCACCAGCCACCAACGGCACAATCGCTTCAGTTGAGTTGCCCGCAACAGCAGGGATCAGGTCAACAGAGTTAGGCCAGGTCGCTGTACCGTCAGTCAGGTTGCTGTGCTTGATGTGAACAAGACCATTCACCTTCACATCAAGGTCAACAGTTTGATCCCAACGCAGGCGAGCACTGTTGGCGCTGATTGCTTCAATCGACAGGTTCTGCACATCGCCAGGAACTGCCGTCTTGCCGACAAGTTCAAACGTTGCTGATGCCGTTGAGCTTTGCTTGCCTAGATAATTCTTTGCACGAATCTGAACCTCAAGCGTGCCGGACCTCAGCGTCCGCAAAGTTACAGATGGGTTTGAAGTGTTGATCTCGGTGAAGTTATCATCGTTAATTTTATATTTAACAGCAAACTCATTAACGTTCAGCCTGTCATGCTGCCAACTTAAATCGAAACCTGTGTGAACTGTCTGACCTTCCTCGTATAAAAACTCAGTACCAGACAAACCTTCTGGCGCGTTTGGCGTACCACTCAGGTTGCTGATGTCTCGCGTTGTAAGCGCGATGTCTTGTTCAACAGCGTCATAGATTGACTCATTGTAAGCAACAGCAGTGACGCCCACGGTGCCATCGCCAGCCTCAGCAACAGACACCACGCGATATTGTTGAGACTGTATGTCGCTGGTTTGGATCAGGTAAATCGCTTGTGATTGCGGCGCTTGGCTAAACGCCTCACTGACAGTGATTGCAGTGCCTGAGATGCTGCTAATTGTTTTTGTCTCAACCAAACCTGTTGGCAACAGGACTGACAGCGTCGGACTGCTTGACAGGTTCACAGACAGATCCGTGTCGCTGTCAATCGTGACGACAGTTGTCGTTGCAGAGCTGACCCTGCCGCTGCGGCGTGTGCCAGCACGCAGCGGATCAGCAATGTCGATGACAATGCCTGGGGTTACAGCAATGCCGGCATCAATAGAAACAGCGAAGCTGACTGTTTCTGACAGCAGCCTTTCGCTAGTCAGCAACCACTTGCCCAGCCTGTGCGCTTGGCCTTGGCTGTAGCAACCGATTGCCTTTACGTCCTTATTAACGATGCCGTACTTTGCAACGGCCTCGTGATCCTCAACGTATTCATATTCAACCTCACCAAAAGTGTCATAGCTTTGCCAGGCCACCGTGGCGCAGGTGTGTCGCGCCTTCTCAGCCGTGCCGCTGTAGGTGAACAAGCCATCAACAACGTTGCTGGGGCCGAGCAGATATTGCGAATCAGCGGGCTTATCTTGACGCAGAACAAGTGAACCAGCGCCGTAATAACTGATGCCCCTGAAAATGCTGGTTAGCTGCTGAATGACGTTGTAAACCTCGTCACGGGTGTTGAGCAGCAGGTTGAGGCTGAAGCGTGGCTCTTGTCCGCCTTTGCCATCATCGACAAGTTCCGAACAATATCTTGAAATTTCATAGAAGTCGAACAGGTCCAGTGATGCTTCTGGAACGCCGCACCCATAGCGGGTGTCTGTGAGCAAATCGAATAAGCACCAGGCAGGGTCATTCGTCCACGTCGCCGCAGACAGCGTGCCGTCAAACAACCCTGAATAAGTGATGCGCCCTAGGTGTGTTGTTGTGTCAACGGTGCCGTTGCTAGGGATCCTGACCTTTGTGCCACGAATCAGATATTTACGTCGTGGAATGTTTTGGAACTGTTTTGAGCTGAAACGCAGACCAACGATTGCAGAGTTTGGGTAGGCAAGTTTCTCCGTTTGAATTTCTGTGTAACTTGTAAAAAATGTTGAGCTACTTTTTTTTGCGCTTGTTTCATCTCCACTGACTCGAATGACTCGCAAGTCAACAGGAAAGCTGCCAGAAAGATCTATCAGATAATCTCGTTGATAACGGCTGCTAGTTTTGCCGCGTATTGTGTCGCTTAAAACTGTATTGAAGCCACCGCTGTTGTATTGCAAATCAATCCTTACATCAACTCTTCTGCCAATAATGTCGCCTTTATCAGTGACCTCTTGCAAAGAAGGCAGTGAGATTGTCACGCGGACCTTGTCAACCTCAGAGTTGGTGATTGTTCTTGTTACTGGCGCTGCGTTAGTAACCTCAACGTTAACGGCCCTTTCTACTTGAACCCCGCCTGTCGGTGTTGTTATAGGGTTTTGCGTTTGTGTTCCGTTGTTAACAGCTACACCAAAATTCTCAAAGTTAAAACTGTCGTCTGCGTTTTGCAGTGGCGTGTCTTCAAGAAAAATACTCTTAGCGCCATCGTCTAGCCCTTGAATCTCCCCTTCGCACAGGAGATCAAGAACGTTCGCAAACTGTTCAGACTCAAGAGTGTCATCTGCTTCTGTAGGCGTGCGTCCTCTGCTGCTGCCACCTTTGCCGCCGCCACCAGAGCCAAGGATTAGTTTTTCGTCAATCATCACGCTTTCTTTGTCATAAGGAAGTCAACAACAAGCTCAACGAGCCCTGATGGACCGCGCACGCTAGGCGAATGATCAACATCAAGACCGCTGCTGATAACAGCTGAACCAACAAAAAGCCGCCCATAGGCTATTGGCACCGCAAGGCCCTGCTGGCTGGTGTTAGTGATTCCGCTGAAGCTGAAGTTTTGAATTCGGTTGGCTTCTTTTAGCTCAAGCCCTGAAGGTGGCGTAGGGGAGATGATCTGTGAGACGCCTGTCAGAACCAAGCCAGCGCCAACAGCAGACAACGCCGTGCCGACGGTCGTCAGTGTTCCGATTGTTGCTGGAGCCAATGGGCCAAATGCACCAAATCCAGCGCCAAACAAGCCAGCACCAGGAAACAGGAATGACGCACCGATCAACAAACCGCCAAAAACAAACCTGCCAAAACCACCAGCACCAGCAACGACAGGTGTGATGCTGAAGACCTCACGCTCTGACCAAGGCAAACTCAGCACGCTTAGGTCACTAGGTGTCGCCTCCTCTCTGCCAACCTTCACCCGATAAGCGACGCCATCCTGCTCGCTATCAATCAACCACTTGTCCAAGCCAGGAAAGTTGACGCACAGAGCCTTGATCGCCTGCGCTGGTGTTGCCACGTTCAGCTCAAACCGGCACTGCCCTAATTGCTCCCGCAGAGCGCCGTAGACCTTAACGACTTTCATGACGTATCGCCCGGTCTGTGGCCTTCAAATAATAGCCACCCAGTAAATCCCTAGAACTCAAGCGGCCCTGCACATGATGCAAAATCTGCTGCTCGCCAAGATAGATCGCAGCATGATTTGGGACAGGTGACTGCAGGTTCATCAGCAGCAGGTCACCTCTCTGCAGCTGTTCAACCGGCACCCGTGAAAACCCTTCCTTAGCGAAGTTCTCCACATACATGTTCTCCCCGTTGTGCCACCACTGATCGCGTCGGTGATAGTCCCTCAACGTGATGCCATATTCACGCTGAAAGAAGTCACGCACCAACGTGTAGCAGTCCACAATCCCGTGGACAAACTCACGGCCTACATATTGCAGCTCAAACCCCTCAGGCTCGCAGTAGCCCCAGCCCTCAGTTTTTGGATTGACGATAAACCAAGGCAAACCAGATTTCTCACAGGCAACACGATCAGCCTCTGACGGCCTGGGGTTCGTTACAGGGTGACTGTGGCAAATCGCCACCACCTCGCCCTTGTCCTCTACCTCATGCCAGCCATCGAGCACAAAATGCTCATCAGGTGTCTGGGCAATGTTCCGGCAAGGGAAGTAACGACGCCTGCCCTTTACAACAGCAACTAGGCCGCAGGCTTCTTTTGGGAACTCATCCTTAGCGTGCTGCAGGATTTCCGCCTGCATGGTGGCAGTCAGCTTCATCGCGTCAGGCCCGCCCCAGGGAAGGATCCAAACGGCAGCGTTCCGTTTTCACCAAACCGCAGCTTGCAAGATGCAAGACGCTTGCCGCACACATCCTGAGCCAGCGTGCTGACGCTGTTGCCGTTCACGTCAAAGTAGTTGCTGCCGGTGTAGCTGCACTCGCTGCTCCTGTAGATCCATTGGCAGGTGTTAGCCACAATCTGCCGCTTAGGCAATTTCTGCCCGACAAGATCAAACTCACTGGCAAGCTCGAAGGTGACAACGTCGCGGGTCTCTGTTGCCTTGCGGTTGATGCGCCAGATCTCCGTGGGGAACCTGGCGTTAGGGTCAGCCGTTGATTCACCGTCTAGGTAACGCTTCAAGGTGCGGATCCGCTTGACCGTCGCGCCTGTCAGATCGTTGCCCGTTGTTGTGGCATTGACCAGCGCCAGCAGCGTGGTCATGGTCCCGTCAAGGTTGGCGATGCTTAGCGTCGGCTGCGGGAGCGTGCCGCCGGAGCGCATCTCAAAACCATCAGCCTGAACAGGGAAGCGCGTATAGGCATTGCCATCAAACACGATGTTGCCTGTCACGTTGGCATTGCTGCCAGCGTGGAACCGATAAACGTCAGAGCTGCCGTGCAGCGTGCTGTCTAAGTGCAGCTCAAACAGCTCAATGATCGCGCTAGGTGCGAGGACAGAAACGTCCTCATAGACGCTGCTGATCGCAGTCCAAACGACAGTGTTATCAGTGATTGTGCTGCCGATGTCTGTCGGCCAGCTCGGCTCACTGCTGGCAGAGGTGCCAGCTGTTGTGCAGCGAAACCACAGGCCACTGGCTTGGCTTGTGGTGGCCCTGCGTATGTCACCAACAGAGAAGGCGGTGCTGGCTGCCCAGGCTGCAACTGCTGCCATTACGGTTCAAAGACTTGGCGGAAAGTGGCGTTGATTGTTGCCAAGTTTGCGTATGGGATCGTTTTTGTCCAGCTGGGGCAGACCCACTTGTAAGAAGTAGAGGAGCCTGGCGGCTGCCAATCAAACGACGCACCATCGTCAGCGCGAGCATCCAGAAACGTTTCAATCGTGTCTGAATCAGTCTCTGAGATGTTCTGAAAGATCAGCGTCCATTCTTTTGGGTTCTGATTCAGGCCGTAGTTCAGACGCAGCTCATAGCCATCACCGAACTGCACACGCCGCAGCCTTGGTGCGCTGTTCTTCTGCGCGTTGTAGTCAGGATCAATAGAAGGGAAGGTGGCCATAATCAGACTGTTGCAAGCAGACCGCCAGGACGCTTCTGCTTCAAGATTTCAGTTTGAACAGCAACGCCAATAGCTTTGCCCAGCTGTGACGCTTGTGCGCTGTCACCCTGCACTGAAGAACCTGAAGCATCAACACTGACATTCACGGTAGTGGCCCCACTGCCAGATGCCTCAACACCAAGGCGGCCGCTACGCCCGCGGCGCAGGGGAAGTATCCCTTCGGGTCCGGCCTCGCCCATGAGTCCCATACCGTTCGCCATGGGGAACAGCGTTGGCCTGTTTACAACGCCGCCATAGGCAAAAGGGACAACGTTGTTCTGTGCAAAAACGCCGCCCTTAGCAAAGGGCAACAGGCTCCTGATGCCGAACTGCAAAAACATACTGCCAACCTGCCGCAAGACACCTGACAACGATTGGCTGAGGCTTTTAGTTCCGTCAATTAAGCCCATGATTGCGTTAGTTAAGCCAGTCGCAACGGTGTCTTTGACCTGTTCAAAGAGTTTTTGCGATTCTGTGATTTTTTTGTTTAGCTCGTCTTGATTGCGCTTTTCCTCCTCTTGCTTATCCAACTTGTCCTGTAACGCAGCATTGCCACGAATCTGTTGCTCAACATGCGCAGCAAGCTCAGGAGTGAGACCTCTAGTCATCTCCTCAATTTTAATCTCAAGTTCAACCTCTTCTCTTTTGCCGATCAGGCTTGCATTTAACAAACGATTTTCTTCTTTAAGTGCGTCAAGCATTTCCATTACTTGACCAACTCTCCCAAGCCCTCTGCCTATAGCACCTTGCGCACTGCTCGCTGCACCTGCACCACCCCCTCCCTGCAGCTGAATAGTCTGCAGTGGCGTAAATGCTTTGTTAGGCGTGGCAGGGGCTTCAACGCGGCCTGTCAGCATATCCATTATGCGCTTGTTGAAGTCAAACCTTCCGCCAACACCAGTAAAGAACTCTTGGCCAGCCTTAAAAGCTTCGCCAAAGTCTTCCATCGCGAGTGAGCCAAGAATCTTCGCAAGCGATTTAGTCGCCTCAACGATCTCAACAATCCCCATCGCAGTTGCAGCGATCGAAACAGCAGTTCCTTTGATCACAACATCCAACGCCTGGAACATTCCAGTCATGTCGTTCTCAGAGCTAAGAATCTCAGAAAACGCCAAGATGATGGAGTTAAGAGTTGGCAGCAAAAAGTCAGCCAGCTGCTGCCTAAATCCGTCAAACTGAAATGCAAGAATTTGAATCTGATCGTTGAAGAACTCTGCATTTCGCGCAAAGTTCTCGCTCGTTTCGTAGTTAAAACGCTCAAGCGCCTCTGAACCACCATTCAGCAGCGTGATTAGCTTTGACCCAGAACGGCCAAATATGTCCATCGCAACAGCCGCCTTTTCAGGGCCGTTTGGCAGATCCTCAAACTTGTCTGCAATCTCACCTAACAGCTGATCAGATGGCTTCAAGCTGCCATCTGCTTTCTTAACGCTGATCCCCAGCTTGGCGTATGCCTCTGAATAGGTTTTCACACCCTCAGCAGCCTCAGCCTGTGTCTGAGCAAGCTTGCGCAGGCCGTTCTCGATCTCGCTTTGGCTGACATCTGCCAACTTGCCGGCGTTGACATACGCCTGCAGCTTGTCTGCCGCAATGCCTGTCCTCGTGCTCAGCTTGCCAAACGCATCAGCTGTATTAATTGCACCTTTGACGTAAGCAGCAAAGCCAGCAACAGCAGCGGCCGCAAACAACCCCTTAAAGGCTGCGCCAACACCACGGACGGCCATGCCAAGGTTCTTGGCCTTGCCCTCAACTCCTTGCATGGAGTTGCCGAGGCGCTTGATATTGTTTTCGCCCTTAGTTTTGGCGTCGATTAACAGACCGAACTTGGCAGCCATTTATTTGCTCTCCTTGTTCAGGATCTTGACCGCCGCAGCCTCCATGACCTGCAGATTCTCAAGCACGGTCGCGGGCTCCTCGACTTCATACAGTCTAAACAGCCATTCAACAGCTGAATAGTCCAGGCCACACACACCTGCAGACGTTGTGCGCCATTGCGTCTGACAACGCAAGAACATCTCAACAGCAGGCCAATTATCAGGCCACACCTCAAAACGCTCAGGCGCATCAGGCTCAGGCAGAGCTAAGCCAAACGCCTTGGCATCAGCCATCAGCTCTGACTTGTCATCAGGGCCGCTGAATAGATACTCAACGGCCTCCTCTAGTTTTTTCTCTTGGCTCCCTGCTTGCTTTCCAAATAAGCGCCAGCAATCGCGCTGGCCATCATGGGCACGTCCAGCAACTCATCACGCTTGGTGATGCTGTAAGGCAGTTCCTTGCCATCCTCATCCTCAACACCTGCCCAACCTGACATCACCTCGCGGGCAATCTCAACGTCAGACAGACTGCCTTCACCGCTTAGCTCAGCAATCTCCAACAGCCGGCTTTGCGTCAAGTCTTTGAACTCAACATCAAAAGTGACCCGCTCGTGTTTGCCCCCATCAACAGGGACATCCACAGAAACGGGCCACTTGTAGGTGTTGGACTTTTTAAGGACGAATCCCATAAAAGGAAAAATTCATCCCAAAACTAGCGCACTATGTAAGTGCCAGGCTGTACTCATCATTGCCCGACGTTGTCGGGGTTGCTGTGTAGTCAAAGTTCAGCATCTGAACGCCGTCAGAATCTGAGTAGCTAACAGCAGACAAATCAGTCTGAGGTGCGCTGAAAGTAAAGATGTTCCCAGCAGTCTGACCATGCTGAAACGTATTGTTTCCAGTGTCAGAGCCAGTGATGCTGGTGAAATAGTTCTTAGTTGCCATCGTGACGGCCTCCAGAACAATACTGCCGCCAGGGCGACGATCAGTGATCAGCACTTCCTTGCTGCCACCAACCAGCTCGCGATAGACGCTTTGATTGTTCTGATCAAAGCTGAACGACTGCACAGCACCTGCATAGCTGAACAGCTGCTGGCTGGTGGTGTTGCCGTTCTTAAACAGCACCGGCTTGGCTTGGTTCTGATACGTCGGTGTTGCGTTTGAAACGTCAGTCGGCTCGTTGTAGATGCCAACCATTGTGAAGCTGATCGTCGGAATCTGGCCGATCTCCGCAGAGATGGAGAACGAACCGCGAGCGCCAGTCACTTTCTGGCGGACGCCATCTTGGAAGAAGTAAATGGTGACAGAGTCAAAGCTGCTGCTCACTGGGGCATAGGTGACCGAGGTGCTGGCCACGATGGTTTCGCTGTTGCCGCAAGCTTTAAGCAGCGGGCCAAAAGCAGGGGCGGTGCCGGCTGAACCAGAGCCGACCATTTCAACCTCAAAAGTCACCTCAACGCGCTGGTTGGCGTGAAGCACTTCATAGTTGCCCATGTAACCGCGAATCAGTTCGCGCTCAACAGCGTCAGACTGAAAAGGGCTGATCTCAAGGCTGCGAACAAGCACCGCGTTTGCAGCGCCTGTTGGTGTCGGATCAGTGCCGTAAGTTGACTCCTCTTTCGCCAACAGAAGGCGTTGACTTGTTCTAAGTGCCATTGGTCAAAACCTCAGTTGGAGACAGGAAGTTGACTATCAGAACCCATAATAGTCACGGGCCTTGAGTCAGGTCAGCGAGCCGGGTGCGGTAACGCACTAGATATTCAACACCAATCACACCAGCTGGTTGATCAGCGTCAACCATCTCAAATGTTGTCGTTCCTGGCTGCACGTCGATCGCGTAACCGCCGAGCGTCAGGTCCGCCATGATTTTGCTGTGCAGACTCTCAACAATCGGATCTGCAACTTCATCAGGCTTGTCGCCTCGCACGATCACAGAAACACGCACCGTGAGCGACCAGTCCAGCGTTGGCAGGCTGGTGTTTTGCTCAGGCGTGTCGCTGATCGCCTCAACAACCAATGCAGGGCTCTCACCACGCTGCAACGGCACCACTCGGCTTCTATAGATGCGCGTTCCGACGTTGGTTGTGCCAGCAAGGCTGCTGACAATGTCATCAAGGATGTTTTCCCGCAGCGTCGTCATGTCAATTCACCGAAAGCCAAGCTTGCATTGCTTCTGACCCGCCAACGCCAGAAACAGTCACGCGAACATATCGGCAGTTGGCGCGGTAGTGCGATGCAGTCGTTCCGCTGCTGTGTGCTCTGCCATTGCCATGCACGCCATCGTCATCGTCATCAGCGGCCTGGGCCTCAGCGTGCGGTTGCTCTTTTAATGGCCACCAAATCGTTCCATCTAGCGAACCTTCATCAGTGATCGTCACAGTCCCGTTGCTGACCTTGTGGACGATCGTGAAAAAGGTGCTTGAGATTTGTGCTGCAGGTGTGCTGCCGTTTGCAGTCAGCTCATCCCACCCATGATGGTTGAAGTTGTTGTCAACGTAATGACCGAGGGGGCTCATGTCTTCTGCAGCGAGATTTCACAAAGCAAGCCGTCATCAATTAAGCGCGTCTCGCGCACTGTGTAAGCAACAGAATCGACGGTGATGCTGGTGCCTGCTGTAAGGGTGCCAAAGTCAGAAGCCTTGGCGGTGATTTGGTAGTCAGTGCTGAGCACCATGTCACCAGCCAAAACTTGACTGGGCTGATCCAGAATTACATTGGCTGTTGTTGCGCCTGACGTAGCAGACACAGCGAAGTCACCTAGGAAAACTCCTAGATCATCGGCAAGCGCATCAAACGCCATCAGCCTTAGCTTTGGTCGTTCGTTTTGCCTTGGGCTTAGCAGGTGCTGCGCCCTCGACTGCTTTACCCATGCGGATAAGCAGTGCGCCATCAGAATCAGACACGTCATAAGACTGGCCAGCCTCTAGGGCTTTGCCAGATGCCATGACGTTTCTAGTGCAGGTGATTTTCATGAGAAAAAAAGGGGCCGTTGCCGGCCCCCTCCCCGTTATCAAGCGGTGGTGATGTCTTCGATGGAAGCGAAGGCAGTTGCTTGGCGAACCGCGACATCAAAGGAAACGATGCCACGAACCGAGGTCAGAGCCTTGCTGAAGTCATCGGAGTCAGTGCCCACGGTGATCTCAAGGCCGTTGCCGTAGAAGCCCAGCATGGCCTGGCTGAAGTCACCAGCAACCAGAGCGGAGCAAACGGCAGAAGCGGTGCCCTTGGTCAGGTTGGAAGGCACAGCGTTGGTGACGGCGATCGGATAGCCATTCAAGGTCAGAGGCGTGGGGCCGCGACCAATGGCTTGCAGATCAGAGTTGTAGAGGAAAGCACCGTCAGTGGTGGTGGAACCACCAGCGCGGAGTTTCTTCAGAGCACCCATCACCTTGGCGTTGGTGATGTAGGCCATGTTCGGGCCTGCTGCGTTGTCCTGCGTGACCTCAGTTTCAAGGTCAACAACCTTTTCCATGGTGATCGCGCCACCGTTGGTGCCCATAGCCACCGAGCCGATGCCGGAGGTGTTGCGGATGCCGGTAGGTTGACCGGAAGAACCGGAGCCGTTCAGCACTGCAGCGTCGATGGCAGTGTTGATGCCATCAGTCAGGTCACGACGGATCAGCTCTTCAATGCCAGGAGTGGCCTGAAGCAGAGTCTGACGGCTGTACTTAGACAGGGCTGCCAGATTCTTAGGGCTCATCGTCACCTGATCAAAGGTGGACTCAGCCTGAGTGATTGCGGTGGTCTCAGAAGAGAGGTAGCTGGTGGAAGCAACACCGGAGCGACGGGGGATAGCCACGTCACCGACCAAGCCGGTCAGAGTGCGAACGCCCAGGCCAACAACGGGGGAAGCGTTCCGCAGTGCTTCTATAAAATCGTCGGCGAGGAGGTCGGTGGCGACAAGATTTCCTCCCACATTGGCCGTTGACGTGACATAAGTCGCGCGTTGGCTCAGTGCAGAGAAAGGAACAAAGAAGGTGCGCTCGCTAGTGGCGGTCAGGCCAGAGCTGCGTGCAACTTCTTGGCTCAGTTCACGGACCAGGCCGGCACCGTGGGAGGACCAGTCACCAGTGATCAGGGCGCGAACGCCATCCATGATCTGGTAACGGGACTGAGTGCCTTGATCCAGATCAACAGGAGCCACGGTCTCAACCGGCTTGGCGCCGATCTTCTCAAGCACAGCCTCACGGGCCACGTCGAGAGATGAACCGTTCTCGATCAGTTGATCAGCCAAGTCACGCATTTCGTGCTTGCTGCACAACTCTTGGATGTTGCGGATGCGGTTGCGCTCTGCAGAAGCTGCCTTTTTGGAAGCTTCATCGCGCACCACATTGATGTCGGGTGCTGTGGACATTTGATTCTCAGAATCGGGTGAACTTTGTGGTGCGACGCGAGCCGCAGAATCCGCCGTAATGGCTTCTTCTTTCTCGATTGTAGTAGCGGGAAGCAAGGATCTTCCCACCCCAATCTTGGGATCAGCAGGCACGCTGACGATGGAAACTTCGTAAGGCTCCCAGTTCGTCGCTACAAACTCATTGTTGCGCTCTTCCATCTCCTTAATCCGGTAACCAACGCTGATATTTCTCATCACGCCATCTTTGACATCGGTCAAAATTTCCTGCGCAAAAGAGTTACGGCTGAAGCGAACGCGGCTGTAGCCCTTCTTTTTGTCCTTGTCTAAGTAGGCACGCTCAACAACACCGATCGGTCGATCCATGTCGTGATTGAACAGCAGCGGTGCGCCGTCGTTCAGTCGGCCAAGATCAGCAGCGCCATCCTCATGGCTCAGGACCTCCATGCCAAAAGCCCGCTCTACTGGATATTCAGAGCTAAAGCTGAACTCCATAACGCGGTCTTCCTGCTCCTCGAACTTGGTCTCGCCAGCCCGCTTGTAAAGCGCAGGAGCAGAGCGCAGAGCAGCAATCTTGGTCAGCGTTGAGAAGCGGTGACCAACCTGCACATCAGTTGGCTCATTGCCTTCATCGGTCTCGCGATAAACCGTGATCAGTGCAGCAGGGTCATCCTCATCACCGTTCACAGTGAAGTCAGAATCAGGAACATTGATTGTGCCGTCACGCTCAATGCGATCAATGCGGCCTTGTGCAGTGCCACCTGAGCTGTTCCAACGCACGAAATCTCCGACGCTAAGTTCGTCGGGCTCGGCCCTTACTTGCGATTTGTCGGACATAGTACGTTCGCGGATTTCTTTAATTCTATCCGCCTTGTTAGTAGCCCACACCTGCCCAGGGTCTCCGCCCCACGCAGCCCAAGCCACACGGCCATTAGACGGGTAGCCGTCTTCCCCAGGCGAAAAACCTTCGCCTTGCTTGTCAACTTCGTGGCGGGCGAACCATGCAGCCATGGTGATCACTATGTCGGCAGACAGTTCATCACCGCTCAGGATCTGCGTGGCTCTGCGTGCTGCAACCTCAGTGCCGCCAGCTTCACCGTCAGCCTTCCAATCGCGATAACGCTGCGCCTCTTCCCTCATGCCTTCTGTAGGCATCAGGTCGATCTCTGTGCCGTTAATAGTTGCCAAGATCTTCCTCCGCGACGTTCTCTGCATCCTCGCCACCAGGCGCAGGCGTGTCACCAAAGGCGTCAATGGTGTTGGCCGGCTTGTACTGGCTAGCGCCGCTGGCGTTCACAGCAGACGGATCAGTGTCAGTGATGATGTTCATCTCGTCGAGCTTGGCCAGCTCTGACTGACGGGCAACCAAGAACTCATCAAAGTCGCCACCGTTTTCAGCCACACAATCGGCAAGCGTCTTGAACCCGCTGCGCACTGCCGCCTTCTGTGCAGCGATTTCCTTCTGCGGGTCAACGTAGTGGTAGCCCCTGCAAACCCAGCGCACAGCCTCATAACGCTCAGGCTCAGTCTCATAAGTAGGCAGATTTAGTGCGCCACTAAGCACAGCCATCTCAAGCCAAGCGTCATAAATCGGCTGATAAAACTGGTCTTTCATCATCTGCTGAATGGATCGCCAGTTGTCGCGGTCCTGCAGTAGAGCGAGTCGTGATGACGAATAATTTGACTGCGAATAATCGTTGCTGAGCACCTCGTAGCTACATCCGACACCCGCACCGAGTGCCCTGAGCTGTGCCCTGAGGAACGGCTCATATTCGCCATTAGGCGAATCCATGTCAGGAATGGTGACGGTTTCCCCAGGTGCTAGGTAGGCAAATTTGCCAGGAGAAAACGATTCGACTCTTTCGTTCTCAAAAACATCGTCGCCAACTAGCTCCCCTTCAGGTGATTGGATGAATCCCATCAGAGCAGAACTTGCGCGAGCACGCACAACGCTTGCCTGTTCCCATCCATCTAGGTGGTGCATCCTCTGCATGGCAGATGCAAGCCACGGCACGCCACGGGTCTGACCAGGACGCGCAGATGTCCGGTCAAACAGATGGATAACATCCTTTGCCGGGACAATGATGTGACGCTTGCCAGGCTCCCGCGTGGGGAACGCCGTGTCGCCAGGGTGACGGCTTAGGAAGGCGTAGCTGACGGGACGGCCAAACTTGTCCAGCTCAACGCCGAGTTTCCAAACGTTGCCGGGTTTGGTTGCAGGGCTGTTGTAGTCCTCATCAAGCTGGTCAGCCTCCAGCACCTCAAGGGCAAAGTTGACTTTGCTGCGGCCAAACTTCTGACGCACCATGCGGATAAAAACTTCGCCGCTCTCGCACATTGACGAGACAGCAAGCTTTTCAATATCGGCAAAGCACAGCAGCCCTGCGGTGTTGCAGCTGTCCTTACGGCCCCACATCGACCAAGCTTTTTCAATCTGCTCGTTGATGCGGGTATCAAGCTTGCCGCCACGCTGACGCATCACCTGCGCTTGCAGCCTGACGCCTGTTCCCACAACAGAGTTGCGGACAACACGGACAACAGACTTTGCGTAATCGTTGTCGCGTACAAGCTGCCGCGATCTAGACCGCAAACGTTTCAGGCTGCCCTTGATCTCTTGGTCAGCAGAGGTGACAGAGGTGACCCAGTCAGATGTCAGACGACTGGTCTGAGCACCGCCAAACATGCGAGCGCGTGGACGCTGCAAAGGCTCAGGATTTGTGCGCCACAGTTCGCGCCATGCAGAACGGATGCCCATGTCAGAACCTCACATACTTGGTAAAAGGATCGCCAAGCCCGTTGGCAATCTTGGCGCGTCTTCGCTCAAGGTTCACGATGTAATTCAGCTGACTCTCGCGAGTGCGTAGCTCAGCCAAATCGACACGCTTAAAGGTCCGGTTGCCGATGCTGTATTCAGCAGCCTTGTCAGCAATGATTGCCCGAATTGCTGCTGTAACTGCGTCTAGATCTTTCTCTGCCTGCGTGCGTCCGTCAAAAGCTCCAGGGTCTCCGGTGTAGGCAAGGCTGGCAAAGACCTCAAGTTGACCATTTCCTAGCGTAAACTTCTCAGAGCCCTTAGATGCTTCTGCGTAAAAAAACCAACTCCCTGCATCAAAGCCTGCGCTATCTGTTGCGCTAATTGTGAACTCCCAGCCAGTGCCGTATGAAGTACCAACAACGGTGTGGCCCTCATCAGCCGTGTTAGTCCGTAGGTAGTAGGTCAAAGACCAGTTATCTGTGCCGCTTGTGATGCTTTCATTCAGCGGGCCAACCGCCGCGTCATCCCTCCATTTGATCGTCGTGCCGGCGTAGATCTTCTTAGGGATGTTCACGTCACCAGCTGTTTACAAACGACTGAGCCGGTTTAGACGGCTTTGTCCTTGATTTTAGCGGTCTATTGTCGCCTGATTCCAGCTTCTCACGCAGGTTTTCCCACATCGTGAGCTTGGGCAAACGGCGTATGTAGAGCTGAAATGCCGCATAGGCGTAAACCGCGCAGTCCAGGCACTCAGCCCGTGCTGATGCTTTTCTGACCCAAATCCGCGTTGGCATCCCGCCTCGATAGACAAGCTTCTGCCGCTCAGAAGTAAGTTGCTGGAAGTATTCAGTATCAGCAGCTAACCCGAAATTGAGGTTGCCAGGGCCGTTTTCTAGGCGAAGTTTGCCAAATAGCGTGGTCTTAATAGTGTCTGTTCCCAGCATGTAAAGGGTGACGCCCTTTTTGATGGTCCGACCCTTCCAGTTGACATCAACCTTGCTGCCTTTTCCTACTGCTGCAGCGTTTCTGCGGCTGCTGCCCTTGATCGCTACAACCCCACGCGGCAGACGCTCACGCACATAGGCGTAAACCTCATGCGTGCAGTAGCCAGTGTCAACAGCAAGCTGAGCAATCTTGAGTTGGTGGTGTTCTTCCGTCTCCCACTCAGTTGCCAAAACAACGTCCAACTGTTTCCATACTTCAGGCTGTGTCGGATCCCCAAAAAGCTTGAGGTGGCTTACAAGCCAGCCCGTCTCTGGTTGTCCCTTAGCTCCTGACCAGCCCCAAACTGAGATCTCAAGACGGTCGAGCTGCACGTCAACGCCAGCCGTCAACAGCACAACATCCTTAGGCACAGTGCCTGGCTCATAGGGCAAGCGTCGGCCCATCAAACCCTCAGCACTGACCTGCGCCGAGTAGTTCTCCTCATAGGTCTCCGCAAGCCGGGTGTTGATAAAGGTCCGCAGCGCAGCCGGGTCGTTCTTCGCACGTAAAAAATCCTCAGCCAGCTCACTCCAGCTAGCCCAGCCAAGCGGACTGTAAAGACCATTCAGATGGAAGCCAGCAGTCTTGCCGTCAAAGTGCGAGTGGTTGCGCCACTCTCCAGCGGCCAGCATCTGCGTCTTGTGGTGTTCGTCAAACCGCTCGCCACAGTGCTTGCACTGATACTGCGCCGTTTCTGGCTTGTCCTTTTCCCACTTCAGCCGGCTCCACTCAAGGTGCTGATATTCACCGCACGCAGGACAAGGCACCCAAAACTTGCGTTGGTCAGACTTCATATATTCCGCCTCAATCTTGCTGAAGTCCTTCACCGTTGGCGTAGAGGTCAACAGCACCTTCCGCCTGGCAAACGTTGTCGTTCTGCGTTCGGCTAGTGCAACTGGATCCCCCTCCCCAGGAATCTCCTGCATAGCGTCCACCTCATCCATGAATAGGTAACGGCAAGGTGCAGAGCGCAGCTGGCTAGGACTATTCGCGCCAGTGAGCAGCAGAATCCCGCCAGGGAAGTCCTTGGCGAACATTGAGTTAGAGCCATCTCTAGAGCGTGCGGGTGCAATTTTTTCTTTGAGCCTCGGCGTGTCCTCAATCAGGCCCTCCAGCCTCTGCTTGGACATCCTGCGGGCCATCTCAATGGTGGGTTGCACGGCAAGCAACGGCCCAGGGCTGTGATCAATAATCCAAGCAAGCCAGTTCAGGCCAACCTCTGTCTTTCCGCTCTGCGCTGAAAACATCAACACAACACGCTGCACACTGCTTTCACTGCTCAGGTCACGCATCACCTGACGCAGATAAGGCGTCCGATCAGTGCGCCACGGCCCAGGCTCCGCACTTGCTTTACTGCTCAACCGCCGATAACGATCGCTCCACTCATCAACAGTCAGAG